CGTTGGCACTTGACTGGATATATCTCTTCCTAAATCTTCCCTTAATTTTTTTTCTGTTTCAACTTGTCTTTGTTTATCTTTTTGTTCTTGCCTGTCTTGTACTGTATCCACATATGTTGGCACTTGACTGGATGTATCTCTTCCTAAATCTTCCCTTAATTTTTTTTCTGTTTCAATTTGTTCTTGTTTTAATTTTTCTTCATGTATTTCTTGCTTTCTTTCTTCAGCCAGTCTATCCTTAGGGGCAAGTATATCTGTATCCGCGGGTATTGTGGCTGCTGTTTTTGTAGGTTCTTGAAATCCTGTAGTTGTATCATGAATATTTGCCGCCACGTCCATGGCATAGTTTCCCCAGTTCCTAAAACTCTCCGCAAGTCCAAAAAATCCAACTGCTTGAGCTAATATGGGAGATTGTCCTGCCGCCCTTCTTTTTGCATCCTCTCTTGCCAGTTCATTTATGTATCTATCGTATTGCCTATCTTCACCAAATTGGGCTAATCCCTGTAGACCAAAAAGTGTCATTCCTGTTTTTTTTGGCCCTTTAAATTTATACGCCCCACCTTTGCTTGTATCTGTAGTAAAGTATCCATGTGACAAACCATGTTCATACATTGCCTCTCGTCCTGATGGAGTGCTTGCATCAAATTCTATAAAACTTTCTTGGGCATCTCTAGCATAGTCTCTTTCACCTTCAATACCAGGCTCTCCTGCATACATGGGTGCTTGATAATTAGGGTCAGGAACGCATTGAAGTAATGTAGTATCATAAGTATATCCAGGTGGGCACGGGTCTTCATCTGGAGAAGGTGTAGTTGTAGTAGGTTCTTCTGGTGCAAATTCAAAAGCAGGGTCTGCTGTTGTATATCCAGACCAGCTATTTGTTGAGCTGGACGGGTATTCATAATCTACATTCTGATAACTCCATGAATCTGTATTCTCATCATATGTTAATTGTAAATTTGTTCCCGTTGTCATTTAATTCTTTTAAGTTGCTCCCGTAGTGCCGTTAGTTCTCTTAGAGAAGCCAGCCTCCCCTGGTTGCGGTACACCTCCAACTCCGATGTTGCCACCTCCAACGCCCGTGATGTCTTGAGGATTCGCTCCTGCAGGAGCTGTTCCACCTTGAGCCATGCCGGGTTGTTGAGTAGTGCCTTGAGTTCCTTGATTTCCATTTGCCATCCCCATTATTTTTGCAAAAATTGCCGCCCTTTCCGGGTCGTTAATTAATTTTTCAGGTTCTATGTCAAGTGATTTTGCAATTTCCGCCAAGACAGAATGCCATTTAACGAATGGTGCAAGATTTTGATTAGAAGCCGTTTGTAAGAAAGTCATCAACCGCTGAGACCTTACTTCTTTCTGCATTAATGACGAAGTTCCCCTTGCTTTAATATCAAGGTCGCCTCGTATTTCTGGGGTGTCCTCATTAAATTGCATGTTCCAGGAAAACATAGATTCTCCCAGAGGTCGCAGTAAATAATCATCAATATTCTTTACCACTGTTTTAATACTAAGAGCCGCCGCTCCCATTAACATGGACATGCCGGCCGCTGTTCGTGTCGTTGATTGAACACCAGTTGTTCCATGTGAATAGGACGGTATGCCAGTCGCCTCATCAGCCAATTGTCTGAATCTGTCAAACATCATTAAATTTTCATTCGCCGTGTTTGGAAATTTAACGCCGTGTAACGCTTGTCCCGGTTGTCCGCTTTGTCGTCTGAATATCTTACCCGGAAATACTTTCATGTCCTGCCCGGGAACTAACATTGTTTCATCTATGTCAAATACAAGATTACCAGCCAATGCCAGATTATCAATAGCCATTCGTGCATGACCATTCATGATTGTTTGTGAATCATCCATGTTCTCTGGAATTCCCACACCAAAGAATTGATAAGGATTTATTTCATATGGACATACCATGTATGGTAATCGAGATGGAGTAAATGGATTAACGACAAGTCGTAATATTTTACCATTACAAACCCAGCAATTAACGGATACTTCATCAAGCTCATCCATATCATCAGTTATCTCTAACCCAGCCTGTTCCGCTAATGCTTTATCTAAATATCCCCAAAACTCTAATATTTCAAATCTATTTTTATCAAATTCATCAGTTGTTTCCCTGTCAAGTAAGGAACTTTCATATCCTCGTGGTTCATAATTAGCCCCCATTTTAAGTGATTCTCGAATAGCATTTTCCCTAAAGAAAGGGCGATTCATTAAATCACGAACTTGAGTTCTTGTATAATTATGACGTTGAATGATATAATCCGCATCATCAATAGTAACTGCATCTGGGTCAGGATAAAAATCCCAACAACTAACAGCTTCAATTCGAGGAACTAATTTAAATTTGGGTGAATATAAATTTCCTAATTCTTCATCATTTTCCCAATGATGAATTGTTTTATCATAGCTGAAAGGGCCTTTAATAACCCCGGTTCCAAGCAAGGCCATTTCAAATAAAGAGTGTCTCAATACTGAAATTGCACTTGATTCCTCTAATTGGTCATGAATTAATTTCTGCATGTTTCTTGCTGAAATTTCTGCAGGATTAATTTGAGGTTCAGAACGGGAATCTTTTGACGGGCCTTCTGTAAATTCAGCCCCCTCATATTCTTTTTTTAATCCACCTAATATGGAATCAAATGTTGAGCCAGGAGCTAATTCATTTCCATCACCTGGAAATCCATATGGACTTTGAGGCTCTTGTTCTGGAGTTTGTTCTGATTTAGAAACATGAGCGTATTCTTCAGTACCTTCTGGTATTGCTGTAGGTGTAATTCCTAATGGAAATTTACCGCTTGAAAATAATACTTCAATAATCTGCCCATAAGCAGCCATAACTTTTGTCTTTGTAATTTTAACAAAAACTTTTGACTTTTCACTTTCTGTAAAAGCCATATCATTTCCATAGATACCCCTATAGTTTCGATACGCCCTTAACCATCTCTTCTCATCAAATTGACGAGCATTTTCCGATGCTTGAAATTTTCCCTTTATAGTACCAGCAATATTATTATATGCGTCATCTTCTTCGGTATCCCCGAGAGCTATAATTTGGTCTTCAGCCATTATTTTTAACTGTTAAATGAGCCGTGCTTAATTTTTTCTTTTGACCAAGCTTCAAGTTTTTCTTTTGGGGCTTTTCCTCCTGCTCCAGAAAATTCTCCATGCTTGTATTTTTTCATAATACTTCCATCAAGTTTTTCATTTGCAGATTTTCCGTATTCCGCACCAAATTCACCTTGCTTGTATTTTTTCATAATTGGTTGTGGCATTATTCCTCCTAATAATCTTTTTCACTTGCCATCTTCCAGAAAGAAGATTGCACTTGATTGTTTTTCTTGGTTGGATAATCTTTAGTTGAAACATCAACATCAGCCTCTCCGCCATGTGCTGATAAATTCAAGTTCTTTTTATCCTTTTTCTTTGGATAGGGCTTACCAAGGTCACCCTGTTTATATTTGGTCATTACTGGTTGTGGCATTCAGCCCTCCTTTATTTTTTCTTTTAAATAATCCATCAGTTTTGGATTATCTACAAAGACTGTTGTCAGTCCATTAGTTATACCATTAACTAATTTTTCTTCTTCTTTCTCTTCTAACTCCATATTCCATTGATATATTATTGCATGTAAAATTTCATGTAATATTGTATTAGCATGAGAAACTCCTTTTTCGGTTGTTACATATCCTATAACACCTTCCTTGGAAAAAAACTGTCCCTGTGCTTCATTGGCACTGGCAACTGTTTGTTTCCATTCTTCTAACTTATATTCCCTGTATCCTACTTTAATTTTATCAGGTATATTCATTAGTATCCGAACACCCTGTCAGCAGGTTTAAACTGTTCTTTTTCTATATATCTATTTGCCTGATGGCTATTAGGATGTACTGATCTGCTCATTACTCCATATCGAAGTGCGTCATAAGCGTGATCTTCCGCATGGGTATCAACATCTTCAGGATTGTGCTTATCTACAGGTAACATAGGCAATGTTTTTATTAAATTAATACAATTAGAAAATATTTTTAATTTTGGTTGATTTGTATCCTTGTCCAAAGCTAATTGCTTATGTAATTCCAATTTTCCTGCTACTCTGCTTCGTGGTGACCTGTCCGAAGGTCTCCATTTACACCCTTCTCTAATCATTGTTTCTGCAATACTAGGGCCGGCATCCCCTCTTCGTGCCCAAGTTGAAGAGTCCAGGATTCCATATCGTATATATTCATCCTGCTCCCGTTCCAGTACTTGCTTGGCAAATATGTCGGCTGTAACTCGTTTGGTATAATATTCCCGGTAAACCCAGAAATTATTATCAAAGTCAACTGCGATCCATAAAACGCAAGCTGCAGTCGAATACCCCCAGTCGCAGGTTCTGAATCTGAGCCAATTACGGGGAATGTCAAAAGGCTGAACAACATGGGTAGTAAGACTAAATTCCGGAAAAGCCGAATTTTCAAATGCACTCCAATCCCCTTCTAAAAACTGCTTACGTTGTACTTCCGGCAAGGAAGATAACATAATAAGATAATCATCCGTCTGCATAAGATAAGGATTATCTTGTAACTTTGCAGGAATAAAACGTCTTGTAATTTTTCTCTTACCTGCCACAGTATCTATATGAACATCAAAAGATGTGTTAGGTTCCGCAGGATCAACAAACATTTCCTTAACCCACAAAGAACCTATGTTTCCCGGATTACCTGTTGACCTCATAAATACCGGTATTTCAGGATCTACACTACGAAGTGATGACCGCAAGAAATTATATATTTCCGGAGTGGGATATTGAGGTAGCTCATCAATCCCAATCCATGTATACGATTGACCTTGGTAACGAAGAACGTCTGTTAAATTTTCTGCGTAACCAAATTCAATTCTAGCTCCTGATGGAAA